AAATGTCTTTTGATAATGACCAGAAACCCGAAAAAGACCCGAAAGAAACTATCCCCTGCCCCCACTCCCCCGGCCCTAAAAAAGCCCCTTTTGAGGCTAGAGAGGGGGAGGACAGCCGGGGGAGGGGAGAGTAGGGGGTTGATAGGCGTTTTGCGGTAAAAGTAGCTATTGACAATCAAAAAACGGGCATAGTATATTGGAGTTAATGAAAGCTAATGAGAAGGCATATACTAGAGAAGAAATAGCCCGAATTTTAAGCGTTAACCCGATTACCATTTGGCGCGAGATACAAAGGGGAAACTTGAAAGCCTTTAAGGTCGGCAAAGATATAAGAATTTCAGAATCCGCCCTTGAAGAATATATTAAAAAAAATGAAATCAAAAAATGAAAAGAAAAATATTCCTTTTTACAATTGGTTTTTTAATTGGTTATTTTACAAGCCGGGAAGTCCGGGAATTATTAAAAACGCCGGAAATAATAAGCCCGCTTCCGGAGAGCAAGGAGCTTATCAGATATGAAAATCCAAAACCAACTACCACCCCTAGTTTTGAAAAACCTTCCGAATTACATAATCAAGGCAAAGCGTCCTTTTATACCACCGAATATTGCCAGAAATACAACCCTTCTTGTCTTACCGCTAATGGCGATTTATTTACCGATACGGCTTTTACTTGCGCTTGCGACCGCAACATTCCGCTTGGTTCAGAAATCCGGATTACTTATAATCAAAAAACTATTACGGTTATTTGTAACGACCGGGGCAGTTTTTCGGAAAAGTATGGTCGAACTTTCGATTTATCAAAGGCGGCTTTTGAGGCATTATCGCCGCTTTCGAAAGGGGTTATTAATATAACTTTTGAGGTAATATAAAAATGGCAGAAATAGATTTAATCCAAGAAAGGTTTGAAATTTCCGACGACGGCTATTTTGTTGAAATGGCTGTTGACAAAGAATCAGGAACGATTGAGTTTTTTAATTGCCACCAAGGGGAAAAGTTTATCTTCAAAGATGAGCTTGACGAAGAAACCTTGCAACGGTGGGAAAAAGTATGTAAACTGATATTATCAGGTATAAAATTCATAAAAGAAAGGGAATATGGCAAGACTAAAAGAAAAAGATAACTGCTACCGGACGCAAGACCTTTATGAAGCCGCCGCGCTTTACTCGAAGGGCCAAAAAATGCTTGGCCTTGAAACCGAAAAAAAGCCCTATACTTTCGTTTTTACAGATTACAATGTTTGTATTGCCCTTTCGATGGAATATATCAATAACGAATTGGCGGTTTTGGCTAAAGATTACGCCGAAGCAATCAAATTATTGAAATCAAGAGTAAATACTTTATGAGCCTAAAGACAATAAGGGTTGAATATAAAGGCCAAAAAATCCCCTTAATAGTTCGGCCCGAAACGCAAGATGAGCCAATGGCCGCCGGGGAAATATTTGGCCGCGATTATTACCGGAAATACGGTAATCTTGAAATTAATCCGGGCGACATTGTTGTTGATTTAGGCGCAAACATTGGCGCTTTTAGTGTTTTATCTTCTCTTTGCGGTGCAAGCCGAGTTTACGCGGTTGAAGCCCACCCGGAAACCCTAGAAATTCTTAAAAAGAATGTTGCTGATTATCCGGTATCAGTTATTGAGGCGGCGGTAATGGGCGAAGCCGACGAAAACGCGGTTATGTATTTATGCAACGATATTAAAGGGACGGGAAGCCATACTTTAGTTTTGAATCAAAACAATGACCCGGCGGGTTTTCAGAAAATAACGGTTAGGGCGACCACGCTTGACCGGATTATTGAAGAAAACAACCTAGAAAGGATTGACTTTCTGAAGGTGGATATTGAAGGGGCAGAATACGAAGTAATTGAAAAATCTAAGAGGTTAAAAATAGTTCGGCAAATTTCTTTTGAATGGCATCACGGCGTAATTAATTTTTGTCGCTTAGTTAGTTATTTGCTATATAATGGGTTTAATGTCGCTTGGTTTGAGGGCGACAGTAAGCGCGGCAAGTTACAAGTAAAAAGGGGGTAAATATGGAATACCAAATTGGTCAAAAGGTTCAAAACAGATTTAACGGCAAGATTTTTACCATTACTGGAATCCGGGACTTGGGCGGGGTAAATAACTTTCTTTTAACCCTAGACAACCGAATTGAAATTCATTCAAGACTGCTAAATAATTATAAACTTTTAGAAGAATATGGACGAACAAAACCAGTCGTCCTTGAATCCAACACCGCCGGAAGAATCCAAAACCGGCCAAGTGGCAGAAGAAAAGGGCGTCGCAAAACCAGAAAATAACCAAGTTCCGGAAAAGGCGGCAGAGCCAGTAAAGGCAGAACCACCCAAGCCGGAAGAAAAAAAAGAAGAAGCAAAAAATCCCGGCGTTAAAAATGTCGCTTGGGATAAAATCTTCAATGATTTTTGCACCGTTGATAAGGACGGTTGCTATCCTTCTTTGCGCGACTTGGCCGCTAAGTATAAGTTGAATGAATCAGCCCTTTTCAGACAATCGGCAAATGGAAATTGGCCGGGCAAAAGGAGCGAGCTTATAGCCAAAATCCAGCAAAAGGCCATAGAGTTCAAAGCAAAGGAAATTGACGAAGCAAACAACCGGCACTTAAGACGGTGGCGGTGGGTGCAAACAATCGCGATGTTTAAAGTCAAGGATTATGAAACCGAAATGCAAACTTACCGGAAGGAAATAAGCGAGGCGAAAACGCAAAAGGCGAAAAATAAACTAAAAGAGCCAAGCATTTATAAGTTTGAGAAAATAGTTTCGGTTTTGAAAACCGCGATTGAGGGCGAAAGGGTGGTTTTGGGCCTTCCAACGATTGTTAATAAAACCGAATTGACAAACCCCGTCCCGGTTAGTTTGCCGCCAGAGTTAATAAAAGAAATTGATTCACTTTTCGAAAAGAATGGCGGAACTACTGAAAATCCAACCAATAATTGACCAATATGGAGAAGCAATCACGCGTCAATATCTTCTTAACCGGTTTAGAAACCCGGCTTCTATCGTTGAATTTAAGAATCTATTTCCGAATCATATCACTATTAAAAACGCACCCTTCCACAATGAAATTCTTTCGGCTATTCCTAAAGGCGGAAAGCAAGCATACGCCGCACCGCGAGGGTTCGCTAAATCAACGACTGTAAATGTTATAGGCTTGTTTTGGTTAAGCCTTAATTCCCATTATCGGTTTATCCTTCTCATTTCCGATACTTACACCCAAGCCAAAATGCACCTAGCGGCCCTAAAAGCCGAGCTTGAAGCCAACGAAGTCTTGCAATGGCTTTACGGGGATATTCAGGGTAAAACTTGGGGCGAAGATACGATTATTGTTAACGGGATTGATGGCCCGGTGATGATTATGGCGCTTGGGGCGGGAATGAAAATCCGGGGACTTAAATTTATGCAATTCAGGCCGCAACTGGCCGTTATTGACGATTTGGAGAATTTAGAGGTGGTATATAGCGCCGACCGAAGGTTAAAGCTGGAAAGATGGTTTAACTATGATTTGATTCCGGGACTTTCGAAGGAAAAGAATGTTATTTATATCGGCACGATTTTACATTATCACGCCTTGCTTAAAAAAGTGGTTGACCGGCAAGAAAAATATCAAGGTTGGCTAACCAAGCTTTATAAAGCAATCGAAAACGGCGTTTCTTCTTGGCCCGAAGCCTATTCGCTTGATTATTTAATGCAGATTCGAGATAACCCCAAGCACCCGGATTATGTCGGCTCATTGGTTTTTGCGCAAGAGTTCCAAAACGAACCGCAAGACGACAAAGACCGGATTGTTAAAATTGATTGGATTAAAGATTATAGTTTTGCGGCAAAAATTCGCTCATTTGAAGGGATTTCTGATGTCCAGCGCCGCGACGCTTTTATTAAAAGTCTTGAGAGGGTGGCCGGAGTTGACCCGGCAATTGGCGAAAAAGAGCAAAACGACTTTTTTTCAATGTATGGAATGGGTTTTGACAAAGCCGACGGTAGCGAATATATGCTTGATTTAATTCACGGCAAATTTACCATTGACGAACAGGTTGAAAGGATAGTAAACTTTTGCTTAGACTGGCAAATTGAAATTTTGGGAATTGAAAGTAACGCTTATCAAAAAGGCTTGGCCCAATTGGTTAAACCGGCCTTGCAAAAAGCGGGGGCGGCAACAAGAATAAAGGAAATTATCACCGACAAAGATAAAATCCGCCGCGCCCGGATTCATAGCGTCGCTTTCGAAGGCGGCTTTGTTAAGTTAAGAATTGACCACCCGCTTTATGCTAGAATAAGACAGGAGCTTGAGGAATTTCCGGCGGGCGAACACGACGACGCCTTTGATTCCTTGATGTTGGCGCGAGAGTGTCGAGCGCAACAAAAAGCAAGAGCCTTTACAAATAAACCAAAAGGGTTTTAATATAAAGATATGCTATCTCTTAGCGACATTTACCAAAAGCTTACCACCGACGCCCGGATTACCGAATATTCCATTTACGAACAGCTTTTTCAGGGCGACCACTTCCAAGCTTTTTCGATTAAGTCAAAAGATTTCAAAAACGATTATGCAAGGCTTAGATATGTTGTTTGTAACTTCGCCGGGTTAGTTTCAAAAGTCATTGCCGATATGCTTTTCGGCGAGCCAATAACGATTAAAGATAAAGATAATCAAGATTGGGTTGACACTTTGGTTTTTGAAAATAACCTTCACACCCTTTTTTATGAACATTCGGTCGCTAATTCTTTTTTTGGGGATAACCTTTTCAAAATCAGAGTTCAGGATAATAAAATTTTAATTGAAGATACCCCGCCAATGCTTTACATTCCCGAACTTGCGCCCGGAAATACAAGAGCCAAGCCCAAGGCGATTAATTTGGCTTGGGTTCATTCAATTGGTGATACTAAATATCTTGTTGTTGAAAGGCACGAACCGCCTTTTGTGAAAACCGAAGCCGGGCAGATTTTGGACGCCAAAACCGGGAAGGTTCAGTCAATTGACCTAAAAGCATTTAACGAATTGGCCGGGACAAGTTACGAAAAAGAGGTTGATACTAAAATAAAGCGCTTTTTAATTAAGCATATTCCTAACCCCAAGCCGCGCGGACATTTCGGGCTTTCCGATTATGTTGACCTTAAACCCTTGCTTTTTTCCTTAAACAACCGAATGACCAAAACCGACAATATTTTGGATAAACATTCCGACCCGATTTTGGCCGTGCCGCCGGGAGTGCTTGACGAAGATGGCAAAGTTAAAAAAGAAGCTTTTAATATGTTTGAGGTTACCGAAGAAGGCCAGAAGCCGGAATATATTGTTTGGAACGCCAACCTAGATAACGCAATGAAACAAATTGACAAAATGGTTGAATTTTTGTTTATGTTTTCTGAAACCAGCCCCGACGCCTTGGGCCTTGGCAAAGAAGGCCAAGCTGAATCCGGGCGAGCCTTGAAAATGCGGTTACTCCGGACAATTGCCAAAAGAAACCGGAAGAAGCTATATTATGACGCCAGCATTAAGGATTTAATCTTCACGGCTGAACTTTTAGCCAAAGCAAATAATTATAAAATTTCCGATGATATTAATGTTTCTTTGAAAAATCCGATTCCGCCAGAAATCATTTGGCAAGACGGGGTGGCAAACGACGAAGTTGAACGAACCGACATAATGGTTAAGAAAGTCGAATCCGGGCTTATTTCCGAAAAGCGGGCGATTATTGAGCTTGAAGGGGTTAAAGAGGACGAAGCCGACGAAATTATTAAAGAAATTTCGGAAGAAAAAAAGCAAAAGGCGGCAGATTTTACTAGCTTTATTGACAAAAAGGGCGGCGGTAATCCCGACGACAATAAAGAAAATCCGCCGGAAAAATAAGGTATGGCAAAAGAAAAATCCATAATCGGCGACGAAGTTAACTTTCGCGACGCCCGGCTTCAACTTTTATTTTCCTATTACAAGGCGGCGACAAAACAGCTTGTAACAACCCTAAATTCCGTTTCCGACTTTAGCCGGACGCGCAACATTCAGACCTTAAAGCAAATTGACACAATTTTGGAAAAATTAGACGATAAAACTTCTGATTGGTTCAAAAAAGAGGTTGAGCTTTATTATAAAGAATTCGGCAAAGACACCGCCGAGGCATTAGCCAAAGACGGTTTCCCTGTTTCTCTTTCTTTTGGCCGGGTTGACGAACAGGCGATAGCTTCCCTTTCCGACGAAGTAATGGCCTATTATCGCGAAGCATATTCCGGGGCAAAACGGGCGGCAATGAAAATGTTAAACGAAGCGGCCCGCGACCAAGTGCAAGAGCTTTTGGCCGTTGGCCGAATTACCGGCGAAGCCCGCCAGAAGATAGCCAACCGGATAGCCGGGTATCTGAAGGAAGGGTTTGTCGCTTTAGTTGACCGGGGCGGGCGCAAATGGTCGCTTGAGGCTTACGCCAATATGTTGACCCGGACAATGCTTGTTAAAACCGCCAACGAAGGCACTAGCGCCCGTTTAAGAGCCTTTGGGGAAGATTTAGTTCAAGTTAGTAAGCATTTCGGCGCTTGCCCTCTTTGCGACCCTTGGGGCGGGGAAATTTTAACTTTAACCGGCAAACACCCAAAATATAAATCAGTTGACGACGCCCGCGAAAATGGGCTTTTTCACCCGAATTGCCGCCACCGATTACTTCCCTACCACGAAAAGTTAGCGGAAGTTTCGGCGATTTGGAATCCGGAGTTACAGCATTATATAAACCTATGAATGTAAATACAGATAAGCGTTTACTTAAAAAATACAAATTTGGTGGTCTTGTTGACCGGGCTTATTCTTTTGAAATCCGGTGGTTCAGCCCGGAAAATATTAACCAGCCTTACGAAGTCAATAAAAAAGAGGTTGAAAGCTTTAAGGCGGCGATAAAGAAAAACCAGCGCATTGACGCCCCGGTTTTGCTTGAAGAAATCGGTATTGTTTCCGGATTTCACGCCGTTGAAGCCTATAAAGCCTTGAAATATAAAAGGATTCCCGTTTTATATGGGAAATTACCAAAATGAACCTAGAATATATTGAAGCCAGAGCTAAAAATTTCGTGAAGCAAGATAACCGGCTTTCTTTGGAAGTCGCCCTTGCTGAAGCCGTGCTAGAGCAAGTCATAATCAGCCTTGATAATAAAGGGTTAATCCCCAAGTCAAGAATAGTTGACAAGAGTTAATTGCTTTATGCTATTATTGATTTATTGATTGACCTTTTCCGCACGCGGACACCAGCCGCGTTAAAAAGTGAAATCGGGAAGGGGGTGAAAAAGTATGGCAGACAATAAAAACGATAATGGTTCGGGTGGCGAGAATCCGAACGACAAGAACCTTAATAATTCCAACACAAATAAAGATAACTCGAATTCCGGGGAAGGTGGAGATGGGGGCGAAAAAAATGTTCCCCTTTCACGCTTTAATGAAGTCAACGAAAAGCTAAAAGCGCTTGAGGCGGCAGAAGAAAAGCGAAAATCCGAGGCCAAAAAAGCCGAAGAAGAAGCCTTAACCAAAAATAAAGAATTCGAAACCTTGGCGACAAAACGCGAAGAAGAAATAAAACAGGTTCGCGCTGAACTTGTTGAAACTAAAGTTCAAAACGCGGTCGAAAGGGCGGCGGCTAAACTTGGCGCGGTTGACCCCGAAGCTGTATATAAATTGCTTGACCGAAGTAATGTAAAAGTTACCGACGACGGCAAAATTGAAGGCGTCGAGGACGCCGTTAAAAGTTTGCTCGAAGCCCGTCCGTATCTTAAAGGTGATGGAAAATCTAGCCCTAGCACCATTGGCGCAGGGTCAAACCCGGATAATTCGGAAACGAAAAAATATCCTTTGTCTTGGGTGCGGGCAAGGTGGGCCGATGTTGCTTGGACACGCGCCAAGCACGACGATTTAGGCGGCCTAACCGGGGCGGAGTTCTTAAAGAAAATTGAGGACGAAGCACGAATTGACCCGAATTCTTAAAAAGAAAGGGGGTGAAATAAAAATATGGCTAAAGATACTATCAATAGAGATAAAGTTGATTCCTTTATTCCGGAAAAGATTGCTAATGAAGCAATTAACAAATTGACTTCATATATGAATTTGGCAAAGACCGTGTATCGTGATTTCGAGGACGAAGTAGCGTCCGAAGGCGATACCGTTAAAGTCCCCAAATTCGGCACTTTATCCGCCAACGAAATGTCAAAAACGGGGCAAGTTACTTTGCAAAACCCGGCTGATGATGAAGTGTCTATCACTCTTGACCAGCATTGGGAAGTTTCGTTTTTGATTCGTGATGTCGCGCGAGCGATGGCGAAAAAGAATGTCCTTCCGGGGTATGTTGAAAATGGTATCATTGCTTTGGCTGAAAAGGTTGAAAACACCTTAGCCGCGCTTTATGCGAGCGCCGGGAATAGCGTTAATGCCGGGTCTTCCCCGGATAAGACCTATATCCGACAAGCAAGAAAGACTTTGGTTGACGAAAAAGTCCCCAAATTAGCGCCGAAATATATGTATATGGATTCTGATTATTACGACGCTTTATTGGGTGATACCGTTATTGGCAATACTTCTTCTTGGGGTTCAAGGGAAGCGTTGCTTGAAGGGAAGATTCCGCAACTTTACAGTTTTGGTATTTTCGAATCTCAAAACATTGTAACTTCCGGTTCACCGGCAACTTATCATTGTTTGGCCTATGTTAAAGAGGCTATGGCCTTGGTAATGCGGCCTTTGGCTGGATTACCGGGCGACCTTGGCGACAAATTGGGGGTGCAAACCGCCGTTGTCAACGATGCAGAATCCGGTATCGGGTTGCGGGTAAATTATTCTTGGGATAAAGACCACTTGGGGGTTCAAGTAACCCTTGATGTCCTTTGGGGCGTCGGCGTCCTAAGACCCGAATTAATGGTTGATGTTTATCATACCTAAGTAAGTAATTGGGTCGGGATAGCAGGGCAGTATTCCGACCCAATGAAAGCAAAAATATAATGAAAGGTAAAAAATAATGTCATATCTAGTAAGAAATCCAAGCGGCGTCGTAACCGAAATTGACGACAAGGTTCAATTTCAAAAATGTATGGCGCAAGGCTTCGAATATATAACCCCGGATTCGCCGGAATATAGAGCTTTTTATCTTCAAAGAAATAATCCGCCGAAAATTGAAATTGGCGACGATAACGACGAAGAACCAAAACAAAAAACCGCTTCCCCGGAAGTTTCCCCGGAATCTCAACTTTTGGAGCTTCAAGTAACCGCGCCAGCCCCTCACCACGACGGTTATGGTCAAATGGTTGGACATATTGAAAAAGCGCTTTTGAAATATAATATTGTTTTTAATCGCCA